GGAGCTTGGATTCCTAAAACTAGTATTAAAGTAATTTATAAAGATGATGATGATCCTAAAAATTAAGTAGTTATGAAAACAGCACCTAATATGTACATTGGCTTCTCTGAAGGGGAAGTAATTGAAAAGCTAAACGTATATCAAACAATGGCTAGGAAGTTCATTGCTAAGAATAGAAAGTATCAACCTATTTGGAAAATATACTGTTTAGAAGATAGTAGGTATTGTTTAGTATTTGCATTAATTACCAAGGGTCATAACACAATAAAAGAACAAGATGCATTTTATAAAGAATCTGCCAATCTTTATTGGAATACATACATTAATAGTTATGTAGCTATATGATAGTTAAGGGTTTAGAAGATAGGGTTAAAACAATAATTATTAAACAGGAGATTGATGGTGTTATGCAGGAGATCCCCTTTGATAAAGTTATTGGGCAAAGTATCTATAAAATGGAAGTAGATGATATCTACACCTTTAGAGAAATTATAAACCCTAGAACTAATAAACCTTATAAATCAAAAGCCCTTTTAAGGACCAATGATGGATGGATTGTTGTAAAGCATTCTATGGATGAACTTCATAGATTTAAAGAACTTCTCCATAAAAAAATTGAGATAAAAGGATTTAAAAAATGACATTAACATTAGAACAAGAAGTGCTTATTAGTAAAATTTCTAGAAAGCTAAATATCCCCTTTAATAAAGTTAAAGAAGTATTTGAATCAGATTTTAGAACTATGGTACAAAAAACTAAAGAATTTGATTATACCAACCCAGAAACACACAATGTATTTCTTATCCCAAAATTTGGTAAATTTGTAACAAATTCTATTAAAGCAAAAAAGATTTATGACAGACCTGAAAAAAATAACACAGACACTAGCGAAGAATAATGTACCAACATTTATGACTACTTTGTTTGAAGTCTTAAATACAGCTAAGAAAGCACACCTTCAAGCTAAGAATAAAAGTAATGCTGAACATATGGCATTAGCAAGTTTCTATGAAAGCTTTGAAGGTCAACTAGATACTTTCATTGAAACATACTTTGGTAAATCTGGAGTAAAAGAATTTCAAATTACAGGGGTAACTGATGGTTCTCCTTTTCTAACTTTTATTAAAAATAGAGTAGTTTACTTTGAAGGATGTTATGATCTTTTTAAAGATGGTTTTTTAACAAACCAACTAGATGCTATTATTCAAGAATGTTACCATGTAATTTATAAGCTAGAAAATTTAAAATGAAAGTATTCGATATAAAAGATCACAATGTATTTATTACCCCAGAAACTTTATCTATTGAGATATTCAAGAATATCTTTACAAAAGATAAATCCAAAGACAAGACTTATGCTAATGATGCTATTACTTTTATTTACCATACATCTGATTCCAATAGTCCTTATGCAGATCATTCTTTAGAAGAAAAGGATGCTAGGGTTATTGAGGAAGTACTTGTAGATAAGAAGTTTAAAGTAACTAAAGAGATTGAGGAAGCTAGATCTATTTATAAAAGATTAGTGCTATCCCCTTTAGAGAGATTATTAGAATCAACTAAAAATAGTATTCAGGATATTACAGATTATCTAAATGAAAAAACTATTGATCCTGATGAACTTAAAACTAAACTAGATATGATGTCTAAGTTCAGTAAGTTTATTAATGAGTATCAAGGGTTAGAGAAAACTGTTAAGAAAGAAAAAGAAGCTACTAAAGGTAGAGTTAGAGGGGATGTTGATATTGAAGATAGATATAATTCATAATGTTAAGTAATACAAAAGCATTCTTAGAAACAAGAGACTATTTTGAAAAAAATGGTGTATACACTAAAGCCCTTAGAGGTACTAGAGCATACTATGATTTCTGGGATAACGAAACAAATAAATGTTTAAATGGGGTAACCATTGGGAATGTAACTATTCCTGGTGAGTATTATTTCTATTTAAACTTTACTAGAATGAGGGTTAGGAATCCTGTTACTGGTAGAAAGATAGAGGGTTTCCCTTTGTTTACAGATGTGGATTTAGAGTACTTTAATATCTTTAAAAAGGCTAGAGATCCTGAAAACAGAAGAGGTATTATATTACTAAAACCTAGAAGAACAGGTTTCTCTTATAAAAATGCTGGATTAGCTACTCATGAATATAATTTCTATAGAGACTCTGTAACTTGTGTAGGTGCTTATGAAAATAAATGGAGTGGTCCTTTTATTGGGGCAGTAATGACTAACTTAAACTTTTTAGTTGAACACACTTGTTGGAATAAACCTAGAAACCCAGATCAGCTTAACAAAGACTATTGTAAAGCTCAACATCAAGTTACTGAAACTGATGGTAGAAAAGTTTGGAAAGGTTATATGTCTGAAATATGGAGATTGACTTTTAAAGATAATCCTGGGGCATCAGCAGGTAAATCAACATCATTATTCTTTTTTGAAGAGTGTGGTCAGTTTGATAATGTTCTAGAATCATTTGCTCTTACAGAACCTACATGGATGGATGGTAATGAGATGGTTGGAACCCCAATTCTATTTGGTACTGGTGGTGATATGGGGAAAGGGGCTATTGCATTCTCTCAAATGTTTTATGATCCAGAGAAATATGGATTACTAGCATTTGATAATATATGGGAAGAAGATAAAATTAATCAAAAGTGTGGATGGTTTCTCCCAGCTTCTAAACAAAGATTTGGTGTCCTTAAAGATGATAAGAAAAACATTATTCTAGATGCAACAGGTAAACCAATTAAACTAGTTGATGAAGAAGGTAACTCTAATGAATTAGCTGGTAAAGAGGATGTACTTAACTATCGTAGATCTAAAAAGTTTGCTAGAACATCTATTACAGAATATCCATTGATTCCATCAGAAGGTTTCTTAATTACAGCAGGTAATACATTCCCTACTATCCTTTTAAAGGAAAGATTAGGGGAAATTACATCTAATGTTGAGAAGTTTGTTTTATCTAATTGGGTTGGTGATTTAGGGGTTAATACAGAAAGTGGGGAGATTGAACAAAAGATTACTTTAGAAAAAACTCCTCTAAGAAGATACCCTATTGGGAAAGAAGAAGATATAACTGGTTGTTTAGAAATATTTGAACAGCCTCAAAGAGATGATGTTGGGAGAGTATATGCTAGAAGGTATATTGTATCTTGTGACCCTTATGATGATGATCAAGTAGTACAATCAGACTCTTTAGGGTGTGTACTAGTGTTTGATAGATTAACTAGAAGAATAGTAGCTGAATATACAGGTAGAAGAAGAGCTTCTGAGTTATATGAAATCTTTAGAAAGCTTATTATTTATTACAATGCACATGGTTTAGGTTTCCCAGAGATTAATAAGATTGGGATTGTAAACTATTTTGAAAACAAAAACAGCTTGCATATGCTTGCTGAAACACCTTTATCAATTAGAGATAGAACTGAATGGAAACCTGGACTTAATACATCCTTTGGTTATAAAGCTACAAAGTACACTAATGATTGGGGTAATGAACTTATTAATGATTGGCTTTTAGAAGAATTAGAACCAGGAAGCGAACTCAAAAATTTACATAGACTTAGAAGTACAGGATTGATTGAAGAATTAATTAAATATAATCCTGATGGTAACTTCGATAGAATATCAACTATGAGGGCAGTTTTGATTTTAGATACTTCAATTAGAAAGCAAATTGTTAAAACAGAGGAAAAAAGAACTAAGTCATTTACTGAAAATGAATGGTTTAAGGAACTGGGAGTATTTGATGAAAACAAAAGCTATACTGACCAAGGAGATAAATGGAATTCCTTATTAATATAATAATAAATTTGTAAACATGGTAGGAAGTAGTGTATTAATATTCCCTGAACAAGTAGTCTCTGACAGGCTCAAGAATAAAGACTGGGCTAAAAGATGTGTAGATGCTGGGGAATCAGTTATTACAATTGACTCAGCTGTTATTAGACAATCTTTCTATAACAAAAGAGTAAACTATAGATTGTATAATGGACAACTCACTGATAGTGATGTATCTAGAGTTATAGAGCCTTATGGGGAACAATTTAAAACTTTCCCAAAAAATGTACAACATCAGGAATTAGCTAATGCTAAAATTAGAATTCTTGTTGGGGAAGAAGCTAAAAAATTAACTAGATTTCCTTACAGAGTTAATATCTCATCTTCTGATGAAATGGGAATTAGCTCTAAAGAAGAGCAAATGAAAACTATGTGGATGGAGAAAATGATTCAAATGGTTGAACAAAATATCCAAGATCCTGAAGTAGTACAACAAGAGTTATTAAAACAACAAAAATATCTTAAATATTCATGGCAAGATTTAAAAGAAATCACTATGAATAAAATACTTAGATATGAATATAATAGATTAGGGGTTGCTGAGTTATTTCTTAGAAGTTGGGAAGATTTTCTAATTACTGGGGAAGAAATTATGTGTATTGAAGAACTAGGTAATGATTTATCTGTTAGAAAAGTAAATCCTTTGTATGTATTTGCTATTCAATCACAAGAAGCCTATAAAATTCAAGATTCAGAAATGATTGTTGAGTTTACTATGATGCCTTTAGGGGAAGTATTGAACCAATTTTACGATGATTTAACTCCAGCAGATGTAATTTCTCTAGAAAAGTATAGAGGAATGTCTTCTAGCGTTGGTCCTATGGGGATGGCATTCAATAGAGACATTACTTTAGGGGAATGGTATGGTAATACTGACATTATTCAACCTAATGAAACAGCATTATCTTACTTTAGTTCTACTTTTGACATCAGAGGTAACATTAGAGTTGTTAGAACTCAATGGAGAAGTAAAAGAAAGCTCCAAGAAATCACTTTCTTTGATGATTATGGGATTGAAGATGTTAGAATTGAAGATGAATTCTATAAAGTAGATAAATCTTTAGGGGAAACTTCTAAAATAATCATTATTAATGAGTGGTGGGAAGGTACTAAGATTGGAAATGACATTTATTGTAAGCTAAGACCTCTCCCATATCAAGATAGAAAGCTAACTAACCTAGCTAAAGCATCACCTTCTTATGTAGGTATCTATTGCAACACAAATAACTCTAAAGTTAGAAGCTTTTTGGATATTACTAAGGCAACAAGCTATTTATATGACATTTATCACCATAGATTGAACTTAATCTCAGCTAAATACAAAGGTCCAATGACATTATTCAATGTGTCAATGGTTCCTGAAGCTTGGGACCCTAAAAAATGGTTTGGTGTTGGAGAAGCAACTGGTTGGTTACCAATGGACCCAACTAATGAGATCCTTAAAGGACCTTCTCAAGGTAAATCTGCTGGTAATTTTAATACATTGACTGCACAAACTATTGATCAACAAATGGGTCAGTATATTAGTCAGCAAATACAGATGCTTCAGTTCTTGAGACAAGAAATGGACGTTATTTCTGGGGTTAATGATGCTAGACAAGGTGACTTATCTAGTAGTCAAGCTGTTGGGAATGCACAAATGGCTTGGTCAGCTTCTAATTCTGCAACTGAAAAGTATATTAGTTTGCATAATGAGTTTAAGAAAGATGTACTTGCTAGAATGCTGTCTGTATCTAAATATGTATGGAAGAACAACCCTAAAAAAGCACAGTATGTACTGGATGATGGGGGTACTGAACTAGTAAAATGGTTTGATGATATTGATGAATCAGAATATGACTTAGAAACTACAGATAATGCCAATGTAGCTGAGATGATGCAAGCTATTAAACAACTTGCACATGCTGCTATGCAAAATGGTGTTATGAAGTTTAAAGATATTATAGCTATTTACCAAAAAGACAGTGTGTCTGCTCTATCTAGATACCTTGAACAAGTAGAAGAGGAAGCAATGCAACAACAAGCTGAGTCTGCAAAAGCTGAAAGAGAACATGAAGCTCAAATGGCTGCTCAAATTGCTGAAACTGAACAGAAGTATCTACAGCTTGAGTATGATAAGATGGAAAATGAGAATATCAATAAAGAACTTGATAGAGCTAATGAGCTTGAAGTTGAAACACTAAGAGCTTTAGGGTTTGCTGAAGATACTGATGTTAATGACAACCTTGTTCCTGATGTTATAGAACAAGGTAAGCTTGCATTAGAAACAAATAAACAGTATACTGATATATTATTTAAAGAAAAAGAATTAGCTTTGAACGCTAGTACTAAAAATAAAGAACTCAAGATTAAAGAACAAGAGTTAAAACTAAAAGAAAGATTAGAGCAATTAAAAATTAAACAAACAGAAATTCAAAACAAATCTCAGGAAAGAATAGCTAATCAATCTGCTAAACTGAAAGAGAAAGAAATTGCTGTTAAGAAGATGGCTGCTAGAAAAAAACCTAGTAAATAAGCTATACTGATGGTTGCTCTAAAAAATAGACAGAAACATAAAGAACTAAATTTGAATTAACTATGGAAAATGAATTTAAAGTAGACGGAGATTTAATGTCAGACAATAATGGATTAATTAATGAAAATCCAGATACAACTGAACTAAGCCACGAAGAAGTATTCGAAGGGCTTGAAGATATTATTGATGATTTAGAAACTCCTGAAGAAACTCCAGAGCCAAAAACTTCTGAAGTAAAAAAAGAAGAAGTAAAAGAAACTGCTAAAGAAACATCATCTAATGATGATACTACAGCTTATCAAGATATTGTAACACACTTTCAATCAAAAGGATTTATGTCTGATTTATCAGAATATGAAGATGATGATTTTAAGTTTGATGGAAGTGAAGAATCATTCAGTATTCTTCTAGAAAGAAAAGCTGAGAAAGATGCAATTGATATTTTGTTTAAAGAGATTGTACCTCAACTACCACCTTCTGTTAAAAAGAAAGTAGAGTTGATGTTTGAAAGTGAACTAGATGGTGAAACTGTAGATGCTCTTGGAGATAAAATTGACAAGTATGCTTCTTTATCTAAAAGTGCTTTTGAGCAAGATGTTGATAAAGCTAAAGCTGTTTATACAGAATACCTTAAGTCTAAAGGATTTGATGAAGAAGAAATTGAAGATGCTGTAACTAAAGCTGTAGACCTAGAAGAAATTGCAGATAAAGCAGAGAAAGCTAGGATTAAACTTTTAGATTCAGCTAATAAAGAAGTTGAAACTAAAAAAGAAACAGAAAAACTTGAAGCTCAAAAAAGAGAAACTGCTCAAAGACAACAGTTGCAAAATATGAAAGCTTCAATCAGTGCGTTTAGAGAAAAAATAAATAAAGAAGGTTTCCCTATAAATGAAAAAATTGTAGAGGAAATCTTTAGATCTAGGACAGAAATAGTAGGAAAAAATAAAGACAATAAGCCTTTGAATAAAGTGGGGATGTTAGCAGAGAGAGATTCAGAAGGATTTCAAAATGCGTTACACTTACTAGTAGCAATGGATTATTTTGCTTTAGATAAGAATGGAAGTGTAAAACCAAATTTTGATAAAATTACAAAATCAGCTCAATCAAAAGCTGTTAAAAAAGTAGGGGATGATATTAATAAAATCTCCTCTAAATTTAGTTCTGTAGGAACAAAAGGAAAGTCTGGACTTGATACTGATAGCGATGATGTTATTGCAGACCTTACTCAAATATTTAATACTTAAAATTAATGAAGCAATTTAATTTGCAGCAGTATGCTGCTAAAGACTTTAACGGTCTAGTAACAAAAAGTAATATTGGTGCGCTTTATCAGAAAGACCCTATTATGATTAGTAATGTTATCCACCAGATTTACAGAGTAAATCTTGGAACTGCAATGTTTGACTGGTATAACCAATTTCCTGTAGTTGAAGCTCCAGAAGGAGAATTCTACTATTGGGATTTGATTGGTCAGCATGAGAAAAACGTACCTTTGTTAGATTGGTATGTTGATGATTCTGCAACTAAAGTAGCAGAACCTGGTGTAGCAGGAACTAGTTTCTTCCTAGAATTTGGTGAACCTTATTTTGAACCAGGAAACGTACTTAAAGGTAACAAAGAAGAATTCCAACTTTATGTTACTAACCAAACTCAAAAAGGAAGTAACTTTGTTTATGAAGTAGAATTGATTACTTCAGATCCAACTTTCTATGTTGATGTTGAAGAACTAGAAGCAGGTACTCGTTGGGCTAAGTTTGGTAACTACCAACCTAACACCCTATCTTACAGAGGTCAAAAACCAAACTTTACATCTCCATTTAGAATGAAGAATATTACTTCAACTCTAAGAATGGAATATGAAGTTCCTGGTAACATGATTGGTGAAGGTAAAAACTACCCATTGAAATTTGAATTCCCTAATCCAAGAGATACAGGTAAGACAATTCCAGTGTGGATTAACTACCTAGATATGGTTGCTAAATATCAATTTGATATGGCTAAAGTATCTCTATCAATGTACGGTAGACATAACTTTACTGACAATGATATTTTCTTGAATAAAGATAAGAAGAATGGTTTCCCAATTGAAGTAGGTGCTGGTTTGTTTGAACAAATTTCTCCATCTAACCAACTTTCTTATGGTGAATTTGATCTTGATCTTTTGTCAGAAGCAGTAATGGATTTGTCAATTGGTAGAATTGAAATGGGTAAAAGAGTTGTAACTCTTTGTACTGGTGAATATGGTTTGAGAGATTTCTCTAAAGCTGTACAAACTAAAGTAAACTCAGATTCAACTGTATCAAGAACTCTTGACTACATTGAGAAATCTAAAACTGGATTGAGTGGAATTAAAAATCCTCTTGGTTATGGTTATCAGTATGTTACATACTATGCTTACAATGGTATCATCTTTGAATTGATGTACTGCCCATTGTTTGATAACAGAGTATTGTTCCCAGAAGAACACCCTAAAGGTGGTACTGTAGAATCACGCAGATTTGTAGCTATGGACATTGGAGGAGAAGCAGGTGTTAAACGTGTTGTTCCTCGCGGATTTACTGAAGTATTTAAGTACTTCCCAGGTATGAGAGATCCATTCTCCGTAGGTGGTAAAGGTATGAACCCAAGCCCTGCTGTATCTAAAGTAGATGGTTATGAGATTCATGGTATGTGGCAAGGTGGTCTAATGGTTACTGACCCAACTAAAATGATTGATATGAAGTGCGTTCTCGCATAATCATAAGAATAAAATAAATAATAGAAAGGGGATTAAGTTCCCCTTTTTATTATATCTTTGTATAAACTTAAAAGAAAATGGAAAAGACAGAATTAAAAGACAAAAAAGAGGTAATTACATTTAGTTACCTTCAAAACAGAAAAGTAAAATTAATGCCAATTAAAAAACCTAATTCTTGGAGACAGAAATTTAAGGTTGAAAAAAATGGTAGTGAAATTAATGATGCTGGATTTATGTTTGCAAATGCAAAATCTTGGATTACAGTACCTTTGGATAGAAGAACAGGATTGCTTGTTAGCATCCTAGATAATACTATTAAACATAGAACTATCGAATATCCATCAATTGAACTTACAGAACAAGAGTTTTTTGAAAAAACATTAGGTCTTCAAGAAGGAGATTTAGATGCTAACAAAACTCGTACTTTACCTGATGGTAATAGAATTCCAGATTCTTACTTTAAGAAGAATCCTGTAGTTCTTAAAAATGAGGCTATTGAATTAGATTTGGGTAGACCTCATGATATGCTTAATTTTAAAATTTTAGCTTCACATTTTAAATCTTTGATTGCTCCTAGTTTTGAAGAACAAAACAAAAAATCTACATACAGATATGTGATTATGGATATTGATCAGATTATGAAAGCTGAAAATCATAAGCTTAAAATAGAAATGAATGCTGTAGATGAATTCAATCTTATTAAAAATGACATCAACAAAATGCTTGAAGTTATTTGGATGAAAGATGGAAGAGTATCTGAGTCAACTAATATTGAATATGTAACTACAGAATGCTATAAAATTGCTAAAAACACCCCTGAATTATTTGTGTCTATTATTAAATCTCCATTTAGAGAAGTTAAGATTGTACTACTAAGAGCTGTTAAAAAAGGTGTAATTTCTAAAACTAAAGAACAGTCTTACAGATTGAGAGATGGTTTTGATATTGGAACTATGGATATAGCTTTAAAATGGTTGAAAGATCCTGAAAATTTTGATAGACTAGAACTAATTAAAGATCAAATTAAATTAGCCAGCTAATGACTGCAAATGAATTAAAAATATATGTATTAACTAAATTTGATTCCTTATACTCAGGCTCTGCTCCTGGGTATGAGGATTCAGAATTAAGTATCTTATTTACTAATGCTCAAATACTTTATATATTAGGTACTTTAAAACCTGGGCAGGGTAGAGATACTTTTGAAGAAACTGAAATTAAAAAACAAGGGTTGTCTGCTTTAATTAAAGATGGGAAAGAAGCTGTAGATCCTCCAGCTATTTTGTCAACAACTGTTGGTACATTAGATGGAGAAAGATACTGGAGCCTTCCTTCAGATTTTATGTTTGCTATTTATGAAGCAGCTAAAACCAATGTCCCTTATTGTGGAGATCCTACTTTAACAACTTACAAAAGAATTCAAGTATTCCCTATTCAACATAATGAATATCAATTAAATTTTACTAACCCTTATCAAAAACCTTATTGTGATGGTGAGTATGGTAAAGTTTGGAGAATTAATCATGGGGTATTGGATAATAAAAAAATTCATGGGTTGATAACTGATAATACTTTTGAAGTAACAGAATATTACTTAAGATATTTGAAATATCCACCTGCTATTGTGGTAGATGAAACAACCCCTGCCAACCAAGTAAATCCTGTGCTAGATCCTATATTTCATTATGCTATAGGGGATTTAGCTATCATGCTTTTAGATAAAGCTATAAGGGAAAGTGTTCCTATTAGTGCTTTGAATGTAAATGAATTAATTTAGCTTAATAAATACTCGTAAGAGTAACTCAAAAACAAAAATAAAATGTTAGATAGTAAAAATTATATTAAACTGGTTTCCATTGCTAAAAATATCTCTAGATCTGCTGGAGCTACTGCTGGAACTGTTGCAACACCAAGCATCCTTGCTGATGGTGAAATGGTAGTAACTGATGCTGCTGGTAGAATTCTAAATTCAACTACTGTTCTAGGACAGACTAAAATTAGAATTGTACAAGCTAGAGGTATCAAAACTCCACCATTGAAAATCTTTGATCTTGATCTAAATTCAATTAACTTGTATTCAGGTGACGCTTTTGCTGCTGCTGTTGATCAAGTTACATACATTGGTTACAATGGTACTTCAGGTACTGTAGAAGCAACTGGATCTACTGCTGAAAAAAGATTTATTACTAAAACTACTCCACTTCCAAATTCAATGACTTTTGGAGCTGTGCCTTTTAACTTAAAAGATTCATTGTTTGTTTCTCCTGTGTCTACTTCATCTTTGTTAAATGCTGAAGGTATCCTAAAGAATTTAATTATTTCTTTTAGACCAAATAGAGAAATTGACTTTAACCCTAAATTTGAACTTGTAGGAAGTGATACATTTGTAGCTTATGGTGCTAACACAATTACTTCTATGAGATTTACTAAATACTCTAAACAAGTAACTGTAGTTCAAGGAAGTACTGGATTAGCTATTGCTGCTGGTTCTTATATTAGAATTAGTGGAACTGTTGGTGCTACTACTGCTCCTATTTACAAAGTAAAAACTGGTGCTGTAATTGGTGCTTCTACTACCGCAGCTATTGAACTAGAGTGGGCTTTCCAAGGTACTACTGGAGTTGTTCTTGTAGCAAATCTTACTAACAAAGCTGCTGTAGCAGGTGATGTAGGTGTTAAGATTTCTGGAGTTCCTATGAGATATGATGTTAATCGTTGGAGACAGTATGATAGAATGAGATTTACTATTTCTTTGGTAAATGGTTATACTACTACTGCTGTAACTAATGGTGTTGGAGCATTTGATGGTAATGGTACTTGGCAACAAACAATGAATGATGAATACATTTACTGGGGTGATGCAGGTCAAATTAACCCAATGCAAATTCCTTTCCTACCAAGAGAGCAAGATGCTGAAATCAATAACAACTACTCTGTATTGAATATTGGTTGGATGAATTCAGTAGAAGATACTATGGTAGCTACAGGTAAGCTAAAAGGTAATATTATTCTTTATTTGAATAAAACTTCTGGAACTTTTGGTACTAATATTACAGGTGCTGTAACTTCCCTTGTAACTGTACTAGATGCTTTTGTAGCTCAAAGAGCTGGGTTTACTGCTCAAATAGGTAACCTTTAATCTCTAGGTTAACAATATAAAGGGGAGTTGGTCAATAGATCAACCCCCTTTTTTATTCATACATAAATATGGCACTAATTCCAAAAATAGAAGCTTGTGTAAAAGATTGTTCCACTTTAGAAATTAAAGATGTTACAGGATTTTATAATGTTACAACCAATCCTACAGGATGGGGTACTCCTAATTTAGCAAGAGATTTTGTAGGAAATGCTACTTTAGAAGTTAAAATTGGAGGTGTAGTTACTCAGTATAATGTTAAATCAATTATAGAGAATTCAGTTTTCCCTATATATCTTCTACAAGAAATTACTAGTTTAGTAGATGGAATTATTACCATCTCTTTGACTTTAGTAGATACTGTTAACAATGTAACTTACAAAACTCAAATTAAAATAACTAATGAATGTGACGTAACTTGTTGCGTAGCTAAATTAGCTGTAAAAGCATTAAGTGGTGGATGTTCAGATCTCCCAAAAGAAAACTTTGAAGAAGCTGAACTATTACTATCAACTCTCCCATACATTGCTAAAAATCTAGGGGAAGATGCTTACAATAAAAATTTAAAAAGACTACAAAAAATATGCTCATCTACAGATTGTGGTTGTGGCTGCTCTTAAAAATATATAAAATCATGGACTGTAATTCAACAGAAATCAATGAAGGGCTGAATGGTTATAATAGTTATACTTATACCACAGCTACTTTTGTAATACCAGCTATTAATAATGCTACCCCAGTAACAATTAATGTTTCTAATGTACGTCCTTCAACAGGTGTTTGGGCAGCAGTAGGAAGTTATATTTTTGTAAATGGTAATTATCTATTAGTAGTTAGTGCTACAGAAAATACTATTACTGTAACCAACCCTACTACAGCTACTAATTATGTAGGTAATCAAGCTCCTGGATCTGTAGTTCCTAGTAATAGTTTAGTAATAACAGCAGGTATTCAAGGACCCCCAATAACTCTTCCTAGAAGAAGTGTTATGTGCGATACATCAGGATTTACTTTTAATGTAGTAAGTAGTTCTGCTTATCAAACATTGTTTTCAGGAAATATTGCAAACTATTTAACATCTGAAGGAGATTGTTTAGAATTTGATTATCAAGCATTTACTTCTGCATTACCTGGAGATAATGCTATTGGGTTGAGAATAATTGTTGGAGGAACAACTTTGCAAGAAATAACTGATTTAGGTAGTCCTGCCAATGGATTTAGAAATTTATGGAATACTGTAAAAATCATTAGAGGAAGTAATGAAAATACGTTTTTGTATAAATCAGAAATGGTATTTTCTACAGATGTTACCTCTGGATCTGTTGATGTTAAAGATTTAAATACTAGACAATTAATTATTACTGGACAAGCTGTTATAGGATCTTCTGTAGAAAACTTATCTATAGCTTGTTTAATTGATATTGGCGCAGGTCTTGCTGGTACAGCAGGATTTTTAAATGTTAAATTTACACCTTATGATAATTAGAGAAGAATTAGATCAGCTTATTCAATCTGCTAAATTTAGACTAGCTAAACAAACTGTTAAGTATTATGCTAAGTTAGCTGTTGGGCAAAAATGTGAACAGACTCTTAAGAAATTAAGATTGATGAAATACTATATTAAATTGCTAGAAGCTTTTAAAATAGTAGGAGATGTAACTGTTTGTGAATGTGTTATTGAAGGAGAGTATACTGTATTGTTAAATGAATTATCAGAACTAACTGAAGCAAAAATTCAGTTCAATTCTGATGATACAGGTTATATGTACTATAACGCTACTGCTACAGGTTATCCTTTTAATTATTCTTATGATTCTAGAAATAAGCAGATAGTAATTCAATTTTCCACTCTAATAAATCCAAGTACAGAAGATCCTTATGTATTAAATTTAGATGGTGTAGAGTTTACAGAAAACTGTAGTTTTGAACCTAATACAGAATCACCTATTGAAGTAGCTGTTATTGAAGAAGTAACAGAACCACCTGTTACAGCAGATAATATATATGCCCCTCTTCCAAATGGATGGGATGGTAATATAACTATTTATCAACCTGATGATACAGTTTTAACTCCTGTTGTACCTACACAAAACCCACTTTTAATACCTGTAGATATTATAGATAGTCCTCAAGATGTAGTTGATTATTGGAATGAATTTGGTATTCCAAACTGGTTATTGTTATATGATGGTACTCAGTATACAATGTTAACTCCATTTGATGGTACTGATTACTCAGGTTATAAAGTTGTATTTAGTCAGTATGAAGGTGGACGAGATTCTTTAGCACTTAGAACTTTATCTACATTTATACCTCAACCATTTGTAACAGAAGGTACAAGAGCATCTACTCTTATTGATATACCTAATACATTTGTAGGTAGTGTACCAGCAACATCTGTTATAGAACCAGCTATTCCACAACCATTTATTACCACTCCAACATTAGCTACTGCTGAACTAGTAATACCTGACACAATATTTAATACTGTACAAACACCTGCTACTATGACTATTGTAATAAAAGATGTAGCTATGTTTGGTACAGTAAATCCAACCAATCAATTTTTTCTTTTTAATACTAGCTTCATGTTTAGCCATGTAGGAGCTTACGCAAACCCTGCTGCGCTAGTATCAGGATTTAACACTAACAATGGAAATGGTTTTGTAATGAGTTATGTAGGACCATCTCCTACTACTCCAGGACTTTCTATATTTGAAATAGAAAGCCCTATTAGTGGACAACCATTTAATGATGATATTATTAAAATAATTTATACTGGTGCAGTTAGCAATCAACCTATTACTGGTACATTTTCAGGGGGTACATCTGTTAAACCTTTGTCATTAACTATATCAGATGACTTTGGATTAGCTTATGATGTTTTATCACCATCTTTTAGTAGTGTTGCAGATTTTGTTGCAGATTTTAATGCTACTGTAGTAGGATACACATTGACATTAGGGACTACTGATCCAGGATTTAGTTATTTAATATTTACTCCATCTGGTCCATTTACATTTGAATACAATGATACTCCATTAACATTTATAGCAACTGATCCATCATTTTTAGGTGGTGTGTACAGTAATTCTGCTGATTATCAAGGAGGCATTGATACTACAGAATGTACATATACTTTAAAATTGTATGATACAAATGATGATGTATTTGGAGTAATAGAAAATTTAACACCTACAATTTATACATCTATAGCAGATATAGCTACTGACATTCAAAATAATCCTACAAACACTTATGTATTTGGTACAGGTGTTAATACAAATAATGAAATAACAACAAGTTTCCCATACCCATTTGAACTACCGCAGTCTTTAATATGTGATACCTATAATAATTATTATTTTGCATTACTTATTGAATATACAAGTTCTCAATATACTAACTATCCTAGTGAATTTTCATACATTGAGGGAGGAATAAATGCTGTATCAAATCAATTTGAAATTAACGATACTGTTAATAACATATTATTTGAAAGAGATGCTGATTCTTATAACTACCCAAATGGCTCTGAAATAACAGTTGGTTTTATAAATGATTTTAATGATAACAACACTTTTCTTTATGAAGCAGAGTATGTAGAACCAGGTCCTGATACCCCTGAGACAGAAGCTACTGTTATAAATAATTTTTTATCTGAATTAACATCACAAGGTATTACATTTGGACAAGAAGTGCATGCTTACATAGATAGTATAGACAATATAGTAAAATATTTAGGTAAATATCAAGCTCCTACAACAGGTATATTACCTTCATATTCTACTATGATTACAAATTTAAATAATGATATTGTTGCTAATAATTATGTACCAGGACTTACATCAACTAATATTGCAGGAAGTATTATTCAAACATCTCCTCCAACACAAGGGGGAGTTTTTAATGGTAAACTATTACAAATTATTAAAATAGTATATACACCTGCAAGAATAGAGTTAGAGTTTGGTGCAGCTTCTCCTAACACATTTTTTATTATAAGAGACATAGATTCAACAAACATTTGTGTATTTTTTGAAACATTTTTTACTACTCCTGATGATGTAGCTACTATAGTAGCAAGTTCAATAAACTCATCAGGAACAGGTTATACTGCAACAAGAGTTGATTCTACTGTTACAATATCAGCATTACCTTATACAGGAGAATCATCTAATCTATCTACAATTAGTTTACAAGTTTATTCAGGTTCTGTTACAATAAACGGTAATTCATATTTACCTAGTCCATCTTTTGATATTGCATCTTTTACAGGAGGACTTACTACACCAACTCCAGTTAAACAAGTAGCTTTTGCAGGTGGGGTAGCTCCTATACCAACATCAAGAGTTAAATTTACAGCACCTGCACAACCTCTTACTTCACCTCTATTTGGTACAGGAAATTTTGCATATAATGGTGAAGAATTAGAATATGATTATAATGCAGGTGATTTCACAATTATTGGTACTTACATAGGTGGTATAGATCCTACTGTAGGACAATTTACTGCTGAACTATTTACTCCTTTACCTGTGTCAGTACTTGAAGATATTTTATACGTTGATTCAACACCTCAGAATTATGCAAATAGACAAGAACTAGTAAATGCATTTAATACAGGTCCAGATAATTTAGATTTTCAAATTACATTGCCTTTAGTAGGTAATGTAGTTCAGTTTTTATCACCACCTGATAGTTTTAGTTTCTTTAATAATTTTATATTTAGATATTCATATAATTATCTATCCCCACAATATACAGATTATGAAAATATTAATTCAACATTTATTAATGGTGTAGATCCTACATTAATGCCTTATGAAGGTGTTTTTGGTGTAGGTGCTATTGGAGAATTTGTTAATGACAATCCTTGTGAAGATACAGTTAATGAATTAGTGTGTTTAACTAATGATCAAGCTGAAATTATAATTAATGAACTAAAAAGTCTATGACATTTTTCAATAATAGAAGGAGAGATTTCTCTCAACAGTCTCCTAGAACCCCTGTAATCCCAGGGGTTTTATCAGTTATAGATACTGCTTCTATTGATTTAACTTTTAATGCATCAACTCAAACTTTACAAGCAGATTTAACAACTATATTAACTGGAGGTACATTTGGTAGTTCTACACAAATACCTGTATTAACAGTTAATCCTCAAGGTAGAATAACGTCTATTAGTCAAGTACCTGTTGCTGGAGGTGGTGGAAGTGTATTACTTAAAACTAATGGAACAACTAACCCTACACAAACTTTATTAAACCTTGTAGAAGGTAGTAATATGATCATTACTGATGATGGTTTAGGTAATATTACATTTGATGCTAGTGGAGGAACCTATACAGTTAATAATGGTTTATCTCCTGAAACAGGTAGTCCTACTAATTTTCAATTAGGGGGTCTTTTAGTTCAAAATACTTTAATAACAAACAGTGGTTTTTATTTAAGATTTTTACAAAGTTCAGGTAAAGCTTTAGAATTATATAGTAATGATGAAGAAGCTTTATTAGCTCAAAGGGCTAATACTTCAAGAAACACAATTGATACTGTAGCTAGGCTAGTTAGAAAATCTACAACTAGCCCTTTAGGTATTTGGGCGCAATCTGGATTTGGTGCTGCATTAGATTATGATTTAATGTTAGCTAACGGAACTACAGTTACAGCAGCTTCAATAGCTACAAGGTGGGATTCTCCAATAAGCCCTGCTGAATCAAGTATTTTATCATTTTCTACTAGAAATGCTGGAACATTAGCCACTCAAATGACATTGAATAACAATGGTATTTTAGGACTTACGTCATATGGTGCTGGTGCTTTTGTTGATACCCCTGTATATAGTTTAGGTGTAGATGCTTCAGGAACTGTTGTTGAGTATACACCAACTGTAGGAACTGGTACAGTTACATCAGTTGCAGCAACAGTACCATCACCTACAAACCCTGCTTTTAGTGTTAATGTTCCTAATCCAACTACTACACCAAGTATTGACAATACAGCCAATGGAATTGTGAGCCAGTACATTCGAGGGGACGGATCTTTGGCAAACTTCCCAACATCGGGAGGTGGTGGATCTTCACTTAACTACTACCTCAACGGCTCTGTAAGTCAAGGCACTTTGGACGGTGTGGCATTTAAGCAAATGAGCAGCACTCCTGTAATTGGTGGAGGTACAAATTTTAGTATCAGTTCTGATGGTTACATTGAATCATTCATTACTGATGCAAGTGTGCCTAATCAGTTAGCAATTCCTGCTGGTAATTGGCTTTTTGAGATGTACTTTCAAGCATCTAGTTCTGGTGGTAGTCCAAGATTTTACATTGAAATTTATAAGTTAAGTGGTGGTACTCTTAGTTTGATTTCCTCAAGTATTTTAAATCCTGAGTTTATCACCAACGGTACTCAGGTTGACCTTTATACAACAGCAGTTGCAGTGCCAAGTACAGTATTACTTGCAGCAGATAGGATTGCAGTAAGGGTTTATGTAATTACATCAGGAAGAACAATTACACTTCATACAGAAGATACTAACCTTTGCGAAGTCATTACTACATTCTCAACTGGAATTACTGCCTTGAATGGATTAACTGATCAGATACAAAACTTTGCAACTCCAGGTACATCAGGAACAGCACCTAATTGGAATTCTGTTTCACCTAATCATACACTAAACATACCACTAGCTAGTGCAGCAAGTGTTACGGCAGGGTTGATTAGTAGAGCAGAGTTTGATATTTTTACTGCTAAACTATCTTCAACACTTGCTAATACTCAAATGTTTGTAGGTAACGCATCTAATGTAGCTACAGCAGTAGCAATGTCAGGTGATGCTACATTAGCTAATACAGGAGCATTAACAATAGCTAACAATGCTGTTACCTATGGTAAAATGCAGAATGCATCAGGTATAGAAAAATTACTTGGTTCTAATGATTCATCTAATGCTATTACAGAAATAGTTCTTGGGACAAACTTATCAATGTCTGGGAATATCTTAAATGCTACAGGTGGAGGTGGAGGTGGTGGTATTACTGAATTAACAACAGATGTTACTACACCAGCAGCTTCATCAGGAGTTACGGTAGCTACACTAGCACCTAACTATAAGAAAGGATCTTGTGGTGTTATATTTGATGGAGCAGGTGGTGTAATTACAACAAACACTATAGGGTATGTGCAAGTACCATACAACGGAACAATTACAGGATGGACACTTGTATCAAGTGTATCAGGTAGTTGTACAATTACAGCATTTAAAGATACCTATGGTAACTTTCCACCTATTACAACTGCTGATGATATTTTTGTAACACCACCTGCAATATCTGGTGCTATTAAAGCACAAAATTTATCTGCTCCAACTAATAGTCCACGAGAAACAGTTACAGCAGGTGATTGGATTGGATTTAAAATTACAGGTGTTACTACAGTAACATGGGTAAACCTAACATTATCAATAACTAAAACATTATGACATATAAAATACTTTCTACAAGAACAACTCCTGATGGAGCATTATTCGTAAGCGTTGAATATAATATTGACGGGCAGATATATAATACAGAAGTGGTGACTAGCCTACCTTCTGATATAAATGTAATCATTGAATCAATTAAGAACTTTGCTAAGTCAGAGAAATACAGAATTGATGCACTAGCTAATTTGCCAATATTAGAAGCATCTTTACCTTTAAATATTGAAACAACTATTGAGTAATGGCTTTAAGATATTGGGTGGGAGGTACAGCAAATTGGGATGGGACGGCAGGAACTAAATGGGCATTAACTTCTGGTGGAGCAGGTGGACAAGCTGTGCCTACATCAGCCGATGATGTATTTTTTGATGTGCTTTCTGGTGCTGTTACAGTAACACTTACGTCTGCTGCTACAGTAGGAACAATAAATTTTACAGGATTCCCAGGTACATTTACATTTAGTGCAAACCTATCTTCTGGGAACACTACTCTAGGATCTTCAACCACATATACTGTAACTGGAGGAAATCCAACGACTTATACATTTACTACAAGAAACGTAAACTCAACATTTACTGCTAATGGTAAAATACTTCCTACAAATCTTAACTTGGGTCTAAATGCTACTACAGTAACATTTGCAGGCAATGCTGATTTTGGTGGTAATTTATCAACATCTACTACAGGGCATACTATTAAAGCAGCTACTGGAACAACTATAGATTTAAGAATCGGAGGGAATATATCGTTTTCAGCAACAACTGTAGACATAACAGAGTATGTTACAATTAAAGCATATGGTGTATCAAAAACATATAACTCAAATTCTGTGTGTGGAAACATCAGAGTTGTTTTTGTAGCAGGAAGTGTATATAGTTCAAATGGGAATGCTGGATTAACAGGTGCTAGTTTTCTAACTGTAGAAACAGGAGGACGATTCAATGCTTTATCAGGTAATACATTTTCTAACGGAGGTACTACAACTTTATCTGGATTTAATGCGTCCAACAATTCTGATTTTTATGGGACATCAGGAGGAGTAATATTTAATTGTTTAACAGATATTGTTATAAAATCATTTATAAGAATAACAGCATCAGGAACAACTATAAACTG